TCACAGGGACCGCTACCTCCTGCACTCTCCCATCATCCAATTCTACATTGTGATAAAGTTCAACATCAGGAGTTATTGATGTTAGATGTGTTCTATATGCAAATGAATCCATTGAAAGAAATTCATTATCAATGAAATTATTAACAAATGCTCTATCACTTGAACCATCTACTGAAATAATGGAAGTTTTTAATCTTGTAGTGATTTCTGGGTCAATACCTACACCCTTTGTAATTTTTCTCATTGCCTTTAATTCAGCATCTATATTCTTTTCATCTTTATGTGTTAATAATCTAAAAGTAACTTTTCGATTAGAAGTAGGTAAATCAAATGAAAACTCGTTTTGACCTTTTTTTAATTCACTAAAATCAATTTCCTTATCTGGAAGTGAAGTTAAATCAATACTTTCTTCTTTTGTTTCACCACTACTTTCATCTATCCATTCAAAGGTATAATCCTTACCATATGCAAGAACTCTTGATGCTAACATAATAGCATTTTTATCACCAATGAGAATATCATCAAGATTAACATCTGTAATAATGAGTGCCTCCATTAGTTTATCTAATACTAAACCCTTGTTTATCAGATTAGTAGATGTTAAAATATCTTCTTCTTTCGCCGTCATATATTTAATTTCCACTTGACCACTTGATAATGGATGACCTTCGGGATAGAAATGTCCCTTAGAAGGTAAATCTACCATCTCAGTCGGAAATTGGCGTTTTTCTTCTGCCATAATTATCTCCTATGTATTATTCTATTGAATAGTTCTTGTAACCATCAATATAACCTTTTTAAAACTTTATTATTTAGGTGCTGCAAATTTCTCCGCTGCCGTAACACCTAAACCAACTACTGTAATGTACATAAAACATTCAAGTATTTGGTCTTTAATATCAAATCCACCAAATGTGTTTGCTCCCCATGAAGCAACTAACATAACAAATGATGCAAATCCAATAAATCTTTTACTGGAAACTTTTGCATCACCAGATAGCATCTGTGTAAAAAAACTCATGTTTTTCTCCGTTTAGAATTGTAGGATAGCGTAATCGTATCTTAATGTAAGTGTAATGTCTGCTGGATCAGTAGTATTTGCCCAATCCAAATCATTAAAGTTAGCATTTACAATCCAAGTTCCTTTTAATGTCCATTCCTCAACTTTATCACCAACGGGTCCTAAAACATTAATAGTTACATCTTTCTTATAAAAATCTGTGTAACCATCTCTACCTGTTACTGACTCGTGAGATAATCTAACCCATTCCATAACGGCCTGTGCTCCACTTGGAACAACTGGGTCATAAAGTGAAATTTCTAATTCTTCCCAAGAACCTTTACCTTTAACAAATCGTTTTACATTGATGTGGTCAAGTTCGATAGTTTCAAAAGCTATTGAAGGTCTGTTCGCTGTCTTAATAAGATAAGCTGGTATTCCCTCAATATACATGATGTACCGATTTTTAGTTTTCGGTTCAAACGGTGTGAACATTATTTCTGACGGATCTAATAGTTCTGGCATCTTTAATCTCCAATAAATTTTATTCTTCAACTATAAATATCAAAATTTAGAAAAATCATCATATTCATTTTTCATAGTTTTATAGAAGTTTTATAGTATCTTCATATATAAATATACCGAGCAACAAAAAACCCCTCAAAAAAGAGGGGTTATTTTGTTTAGTTAATCTATTGATTAAACTTATTCAGGAAATGCTGCTCCTGTAGGTTGAACAACGAAGTCCAATACAATAAATTCAGCTGTCCGTGTTGGTTGGATAAATATCTGACCAACAAGTTGATTTCTATCAACAACATCTGGAGTATTATTGGAATCATCCATTACTACTCTAAATGCGGATAAACCACTATTTGCTTGTACTGATTCTAAGAACGGATTCACTATGTTAAGGAATCTATTCCTTGTTGCTGTACTATTCTGTTCGAATACCAAGTATCTACTTGATGATGCAATAAACTTCTTGAGTTTAATTAACAATCTACGAACATTAACCCTATCGAGTGCTGATGGACGACCTTGTAAGGTCTTTTGTCCCCAAACACATACACCTTGACCTGGGAATGAAGCTATTGGATTAACTCTATCTTCATAAAGTTCATCTCTTTCAGAGTGAGTCAATCTTGTCTGTGCTTCTAACACACTTGTCAAACCACCACGATTCAAACCTGCTGGTGCGAACCATTCGTGAGCTACTTTATCAGTATATGCGATTGTTCCTGCCAATACTACTGAAGGCGGAACCCATACTGGTAATGATGTATTCCTATCAACAATCTTTACCCAAGGATAATAGGTTGCTGCGTAGTTAGTATCAAGTGCGGTAACTGCTGCGGTTGCAGTGGATATCGTATCACCATGAATTGTACAATCCAAGAGATAAAATGCATCTCCACGAGCCTCACATTTAGTTATTGCGTGATTACTTACTACTGAATGTTTCCCATGAACAATACCAGGTGTTACTAACATATTGATATCAAATTCATCAGGATTACTAATAGCGTTAATACCTTTCTTGTATGCAGTTGTACCACCCGTTGAAGATGTAGAACAATCAAACCCTTGTGTATTTGTATTTACAATGTTTGCTCCTGTATACTTTGGTGTTGCTGGATTAATACTATCAAATCCACCTTGAAATGGAACAACAAACTTTCTCTGTTTAATATGAGAAAGTGATAATGTTACTTTTTCAGTTCCATCCGAATAAGTATCACCAAGTGTTGAAGCATTTGAATTTCCATTATAATCTTCAATACTCATTGTTACATGCCTACCAGAACCAAATGAATTATTTGGTGCTAAGTATTGTTTTGCATCTCCATCAGAATAATCATGTCCATAAGGTTCGTTTGCATCAAATTCACCTTGTGCGTTTGATTGTGATACTCTAATTGGCCATACTGGTATTCCACTATCATTGGTTGGATTAACAATTGCTGCGTGTCCCATTGGTACTACACTAACTGGTGATGCATTTTCTGAAATATCTGAATAATCAGATACATAAATATGTTTAGACATATTTGGCCAGTCACCATTATAAGTGAGTTTACCATCACTTGCAATAGAAACATACCTATCACCAATCCTTCTTGCAAAGAAATTAGGACTTGTTGGATCAAAATTCAAACCATCATATTGTTCTAATATATTATCCTTAGTCAAATCATTATCATTTAATCCAGTCTGTCTTACTTGAACTGAAAATGAACCAAAATCACTACCAGCTATTGAACCTGCTGCTTTCACATTCAAAACAACAATTTTTAGTTTATCATTTACATCACTACCATGTGAACGAGTATTAATCTTGAAAAGACTATACCTTGCACCACTAATTAATTGTGATTGAATGTAAGGTGTTGAGGCGTTTGCATATGTAGTTGCTAAATTCAAAGTTCCAGCACTTGAAGATACAGGTGTGGATGATGCTATCGATCCACTCGTAGCTCCAGCTTTAAATACTTTGTATAAATATGCTGCTACCGTGTTTCCACCAGATTTCTGTACTTGGGCTTCTTTACTGAATACATTTTCGATGTAATTTTTACTTCCCGTATCAAATGATAGAGTATAGGCACGAGCAGTTAAACTTTTTGCTCCCCAATTACTACCACTTAAATTAAGTGTAAATTCAGACCAACTCCCTGTTGTACTGCTACTCTCTAAGTCTGCTGTACCATCTCCACCACCTCGTGATGGTGCTAAAACAGCCAAAGTTGTTCTATCGGTAGTACTGCCACTTGCAAATAAAGCGAGTGAGTCAACAGAATATCCAGCTGTATTAAGAATACGAACTATCGTTACAGTTCCGGCACTTCTTAAATATTGTTCTACCGCGTATGGTGTATAATAATCTTTGGTCGTAGATCCAAACATTTCTTCAAACTCAGGAAAATTAGTGATTTGGGTTGGTACAAATGCAGGACCTTTTAATGTTGGTCCAATTATACATGCTCCAATGTCAGCAATTCCTTGTGGAAGAAATGATAAATCCCGTTCCCTCGTAAACACACCTGGCGATACGATTCTTTCTGCCATTATTTTTCTCCTATTGTGTTATAATTCAAATAACATATTTAGCCTAAAAAGACTATAAATTTTACTATAAATATAGCGTAACTTTCTCAAACGATATGTTTGAGGGAGATTATTTTAAGTAGTTTCTGAGGTTGGTTCAGATTCTTCTGTTGCAGGTGCCGCGGGAGTGAATACTCCTGTTGCTGGATCTAAATTTCCAGGACCATACTTATCGTTCAACTCTTTAACCAACTTCCGTTCAGTTTCTTGAACTTCACCATATTCAACTTCTAATTTAGCCTCAGCATCTGAAATTGAATCAAGTTGTTGTTGTACTAACAATCTCTGAACTCGTAATTGTCCAAATTGTAGTTGTTTTTGTTGATATGAACTTTGTAAGTCTGATAAAGATTTTAATTCTTCTTCTGAGAATTTTGTCTCTTGATCTGCCATAACTTTTTCTCCTATTATGTTAATTAACCTTTGATATAAATATCAAGTAAATTTCTCTAATTCACTTTTTTCTTGAGTTCTTCTACTTCTTGTTTTAATTCTTTAATTGATTCTATTAATAGTGGAACAATTCTCTTATAATCAACCCCAAGAAAACCATTTTTTCTCTCTTGTACCACCTCAGGTAATATTTTTTGAACTTCTTGGGCTACAACTCCAACATCGTGTCCTCTTTCTTGTGCCCATCCAGGTGATTTATCATTCCAATCAAATTCTACACCTCTAATCTCACCTATCTTATCTAATGAACCTTTAATAACTTGTATATTGTCTTTAAGTCTTTCATCTGATGAATTATATGCCACAACATCACCATCTGCTATTACATCACCACTTGCTGATACATGATTAGTTAAAACATATCCTGAGCTCGATACATTTCCAGTAATTTCAAGTCCCGTTGATAATGTATTTCCTACATACTGATAGACCGACATATAAACAAAATCACTATCACTCGGATCCACAGATGAATTCATAAACTGAACCACACCAGTTTTATAATCAAATATATAATCATTGGTAGAAACTATATCACCACTATCTAATGATGCAGATGTTCGGTGAGTTGCTTTGTATAATACTGCCAAGTATCCTGGTGTAGAATCTTCAACCGTAGATGTTGCCAACGAAGATATTGAATATTTTGGTGATACAAAATTTACCTCTTGATTATCATTAATCAACTGAGCACCTACTCCATCACTACTGCCCGATGGACTTAGGAAAAACCAAGTTTCATTATTTAAATTTGATTTGGTTAAACTATGTCTATACCAATACTTTAATATATTATCTCCACCATCAGTATAATAAGAACCACTTTGTGAACTTCCACTATGTGGTAATCCAGATGATGGTATTTTTGCTGCTTGGGTATAAACTTCTTCTGACCTTAAATCCAAAACATTGGTAAATGACTCTTGGGCAGTCGTAAGGGTATCGTGAGTATACCTTCTCGACGCGAGTAATCTACTTGATTTTGAACCTGAATCTATTAATGCCATTTCTTATCTCTAACTAAAAGTCAATGTTATGTCATCTAATGGTGTTGGATCACCTTTATATCTGACTATTACATAAAGTTCGTTATCATTACTATCTAAATACATACCATCTGCGTTTCTTATTGGTACGGTATATGTTCCACTTGCAATACTACCACCACTATTTCCATATAAACTAATTGCGGTAGAAAATGGATTTTTATGATTATCTTGTGATATATCTGCTTCAATCAAGTTACTTGTTGTTGCTGTCGGATCATAAATTCTTGCTGTTCCCAAAGATGCATTATTACCACTTCCATTTCCTGAACTCTCATATAATATAGCACATGCTATACCATCACTTGTCGAGTTCCAAGCTACTAATGTTGTATTATTTAGATTTACAGTCATACTTGTCTTTGTACCACCATCTGTTTGAAATCTTCTAATATAATATTGGTATGTTGCACCATATCCTGAAGGATGCCAATATCTATATGAACCACCTGGGTCTACCAAAAATCCTGGTTTAACTTGTAAGTCATAATCACCCAATTGACCTAATTCAAATGTTGTTGTCCAAGCTGTTCCGTTAAATGCCTGAACATTATCTAATAATTTTATTCTAAAATCTTCACCCGTAAATGTTTCTGTTGTATCTTGTAATGTATTCGAATCATATCCTTGTTCTCTACCATAAACTGCCATACTTCCACTTGCTAATGGTGAACTAAACATACTTGAACTATGATAATAAAGTGTTTGTGTGTCTAATGTCGAATAATCACTATCCCTATCCCTTGCTTTCACGGATACGGTAAATGTTTCATCTGTAAAAGTTGATGATTGTTGTATATTATCAGCACTTCCTGCATCCCAATCTACTGATGCAGATACTATTGCTATATCATTATAATAAGGAACTGTGCTTGTACTTCTTGCACTTGCTCCAGTACTATCGTAAATTGCATTTGCAGTTTGTATTGTTCCACCACTCGTGGAAATATTATCATTAGTTACTGATACACTACCCACACCAACACTACCACCCTGCATATCTGTTAATGTAGTTGTTCCTGCATATAACGGATTAAATAGTCCTGTAATTTTTGTTGATATTTCATAAGTAGAACCAGTTACATAAGGTGCTCCACTCAAACTTCTTGACACAGAAGTTAAATATCTTGTTGCTGTTCCAACATCTGCTAATGTGTTATCTCCTATGGCATTATTGATTGAGGTTCTTGGTGCGTAAAAATATTTTCTATCAGTTCCATTTACAAACGAAAAGTTTCCTGATCCAGTTGCTATTCCAACCTTTAAATCATGCATATTATAGTATCCACTTGATGATACACTTGAAAAATCTGTTGCAGAGGCTCCATACTTTCTTGTCAAAGAACCACTTAGAGCCGTTCCACCAAGATTTTCAAATTTACCATCTTGATATGCTGCTGGAATTACTGCGGGATTAGCAGAATTAATTTTTGCCAATTCCACACCACTCGTTGTTCCAAAATCAGTCATTGTATAATCTTTATTGGATTGTGTAGTGAATGTATTAGAACTTTGATTTGGTGATGAATTTGATACATTATCACTAAATGATTGTGTTGCTATTACTCTAACATCAAATCGTGTTGCTCCACCACTTGTTAAACCACCTAACCCAAACAATTCACTATCAGCTGATGATTGAATACTCGTTGAACCACCACTATTAGAATCAAAATCTACATAGTAGGAGTCATCATTGTAAATACTTATACTATCAAAAACTTTTGCACCTACACTTGTCCACCCTTTATGAACTAAATAATTTAATGTTGTGTTACTTAATGATGTATAATTTTGTGGTAATCTACCAGGTATAGTGTTTGCAGTTGAACCTAAATTATTATTATCTGTATCTACACTTGCAAATGTTTTTGTATTTGGTGTTGGTGATGCTGTATCTATTGAATGACTAATTATTCCAGCCATAAACCTTAAAATTTCACTCACATGAGTAGTATTATCAAAATTGTTAAAATAACTACCTTCTAAACTATCCTGCCATCTATTAGAAGTAGGATATCCGTTTTGTATATTATTAGTATAAATTGCAGTTGATGCAGTAGGTGGTCCAGAATCCGTTCCAGTCCTCACGGTTAATGTTGAACCTGATACAATAAGAGAACCACTTATCTGTAAATTATTTGTAGTTGTTTTAGAAGTACCTACATCTCCAAAAATACCACCACCACTACCACCAGCTGCCAATGATGCAGATGTAAAATGACCACCACCAATTTCAATTACTCCAAACGAACCAGTTGAAGTTGATGAACCACTTACAGAACCATAAATATCTATTGTACATAGTGATGATTGTACTTTTAATGCACCAAATAAACCAGTTGAAGTTGCTGAACCACTAAAATCACCAGCTAAGTGAATGTCTTTGTATCGTACTGCAGCAGAGCCTAAATCTGTTGTATTATCCGACTCTGGTCTTAATAAAGTAGTAGCACTACCACCAAGTTTAATATATGTATCATCAGGTACTATAATTGAATTATTAGACCTATTACCACCCCCTCTAATTTCAACACCACTATTATCTTTAGCAGATATATAAGTACTTCCATCTGATTTACCAGATATTATCATATAATCATTTGAACCTGTATGGAAGGAAGTTTTTAGTCCTACATAATTAGCACCTGCAGAATATGCATCTTCTCCTAATATTAAACTTCCACCAGCTACAGAAAGATTTGAACCAGAAACATACACTCTACCAAATGAACCAGTTGAAGTTGCTGAACCACTTACATCACCTGAAACATAAACATCACCACTTGCAGTTATATGACTTGTTGCTGATAGTCCTCCTGTTACTTTTAACGCTTTACCAGTACCGGCTTGAGCGGCAATATCACCAGTAGTTACAATGAATATACTACCTAAAGCTGTATCTATATAATCAGTTGTTCCATCTATTTGGTATCTTGTAGATGTTATAATACCACTTGCACTAATATCATTAGAACCTGTAATATTACCAATAACTCCTAAAGAACCAGTAACACCTGAACTGCCAGAAACTTGTAATGAACCCGTTAAGACACTATCTAATTGTTTTAATTTTAACTGAGCCATTCGAATTCCCTATACTTCAATGCCTCTTGTTGTTTTCTTTCTTCCCAATACAAAGTCATTCCCTGTGAAATATTCTTTTTATGTACTTTACTCTTTGGTTTCTTCATCTTTTCTATGGTATCCATAGTAAGTTTTCTATCCGATTGAGCACACGACTTACAAACAGCATTGTTCCCTACAGCACGGTCAAAAGTGTCTTTCCGAGTATAATAGATGATTCTATTACAATCAGGACACCTTCGATTTTTTCTGTTTTTCCAATGGCGTTTTCTCATAGTAATAAATATCAAGAAATGGAAATAGTAAAAGAAAAGTGGATAATTAAATTAAATCTTCAATCATTTCCTCAATTTTTTTATTGAGAATCTTTATTTCTTTTAATCCTTTTTTAATTAAGGTAGGTTTACCCTTATTGATTCCCGAAAAGACTTTTCCGAGATTGACTTTCCAACTATCCCCATAGATTCGTAACATTAGGAAAGCTCGTTTGTCGTCACTCATCTTTTCATCAATTTTGGTTTCTCGTACTCTATTATCCAAGTCTATAAATTCAGTTTTAAAAGGTGGTCTATCAATATCCGTATAAACCTTACCCAACTCTACATTATCCTTACCACCCAATCGTTCAAATTCAGTAAGGCCGTCTGGTTCTCTACCCTTCATAACAGGCTTAGACCACCTTTTAGGTAAATCTCTAAATGAAGTATCAGTCCACTCTTTTAATAATTCTTTTAATTTAATCATTTCTTCTTACCACCCGATTTGGTTTCTAATCCCATTTCTTCTGTAAAATCATTTGATTGTTCTATTAATTCTCCAATTGGTGTATCTACTACTTTCACATTCATTTCTATATCACCATCACCACCATTTGCTATGTCTTGTGCTACTAAAGCTGCCCATCTATGATGACCATCTACAATATACATCTCACCAGTTTCAGGGTCTCGTGATACAATAATTGGTTCGTTTAGTTTCCGAGTAAATTCAGAATCTGGATCACCATTCTGTAATTGATTTAGAAATAATGATACTTTTTTACCAACAAGTTGATTTTGAGTTGCCTTTAAATCAGTTACTTTAACTCGTTCTACTGGTGCTTCTTTTCCTATCTTCTGTAAAAATAATTTTTCTGTATTGACTTCACCATTTTCATCTTTTTCTAAAATACCAGCCTTTACCATTTTGTCTGCTTTACCACCTGGCTTTGGTTTAGATTTTAATTGGGGCATTTCGTGTCTTGGTATTCCTTTATTATCCCCACAAAATAAGTTTGATCCAGGAACACTCACTTTACATAAATCTACATCTCTATCATCGTGAACTAATTGTTGAACTCCTGCTATTATTGCTCTTTCTCTTGCTGCGTCCGTTCCTACTGCATCATCATCTGATTGTGGGCCTTTTGTAGTTCCACCTTTTTGACTTGGTGAATCTGGGTGTGGTGGTCCATCTATTCCTGGTAACCCACCTTTTTTCTTAGGTTTTTTATCTTTCTTTTCTTTACCCTTTTCACCACTTGCAGGTTCACATCCCGTATCTTCGGGATTCTGTCCTACTCCACATTTCTTTTCATCTATTAGTTCACGGAGTTTAAGCATTTGAATCGCCTGTTTCTTTTCTTACGAAATCTATAACATCACCCATATCACCACTACCGTTGAATGCTATTTTCTTGTATGCATCAACCCACATTTTATCACCTTCAATTTCAATAAAGGATGGTTGCATTCTTCCTGTTTTTTCAAATTCTGAACCGTTCCTTAACCTTACTCTTGGATGTCCTATATTACCAAGACCATTTCTCGTTCCGAATATTCTGTCTAAATCCTTACGCATTCCTTTGAGGGATTTATAAGTTTCTTTATATTTTGCTTCCCTTAAAGGTGTTTTTGGATGTGTTTCCATTACATCTTTAAATGTGGGAAGTGGATCACCAAATTTTCTATCCCACGCGTATTTGCTTTCTTTTAAAATCTTTTTTAGTCTAATCATTTTAACTTCCCTTTTATATTATTAAATATCAAAATACCAACTTTTTCACCAAAGTCTACATCACTTGGGAAATGAACTCTTGCCATTAATCGTGATTCTGATACAAATGCTCCCAAATCCATAAATTGTTGATAATGACTTAGGTACTTATTCCCTAAAATACTTCCCATCAAATATCCTTGTACAGAATGACCACTTGGGTAGGATGGTGTTTTCGCACTATCTAATTCGTGTATCTTAAAATCTTCTATATTATAAAATTCTGCTAACTGATATGGCCGTGGTCTATTGTAGTGATATTTTAATTTTAATATTGGTTTACGAGACTCTTTTAATATTTGTTTGTAATATGTTCTATCAAAATCTAATCCACTATCATCGCAATATTTCTCAAAAACATCTATTACTTCATCAGCTTCTTTTACCCAATCGTTATCAATTACTCCGTCATTATAATCTAACAACCAATGTAATTCTTTTAATGTCTGTTTACTACCATTATCTGGAGGTGGTGTTTCAGATACATTTGCTTTACCTGGTAGAATCTCGTTTGTCCTACCCATTTGTTTTTGATGTTTGTCTATTATCTCATTAGAAAATACCATCTTGTTTAATTCTAATAAATCTTTTAATTTAATCACTCTACTGCCTCCCAAGTAGCACCACCTGATCCTCCGTCTGTCGGAATAGTACCATCATACCGATTACCATTGGAATTGACATTACCAATATAATCATAAACAGTAGTTCCATGATTTTCAGTCATCTTCCAATAGGCCTGTATATCAGGTTCATCAGTTACATCATAAGGTGTTCCATTATTATAATAAGTGGAAGCGTTACTTGTTTTATCTCCTGAGAATACTGAAAACTCCTTTATCGAACCTGAAAAATGTGCTCCTATGGCATTACCATCGTTACGATATGAACCAATAGTCAAACCTTGATTATAATTTGCTGGAACTCCTGAAGATGAGATTATTGAATTTATAGGTATTAATGTCCCATCTACATATAATTTTGAACCAGATAATTCATTTACAGAATCAAATACCATCCAATGATGCCATTGTCCATCATCTTGTGCAGAAGTATCATCCCAATATACATACCAATTAGCATTATACCACCTCAAAGGTCTGCCGGCATGAAAATTAAAAATAAAAGATTTTTTATTAGTTCCCCACCCAAATGGAGCCTGATTTCTACCAGTTTCAGATGACTTTGCCCAAAATGAATAAGTTTTATCTGAAGGAATAGTAGTTCCCTGGCTACTACTGCCTGAAAAAACAGTATTAACTTCATCATATTCTCCATCAAAATGAAGTTCTCCTTTTGATTCAAATTTTCCCCAGGCCTTTATTTCATCTTCACTTGCCAAGTTATATCCTATACTACTTGGATCAATTTTTAAGTAAAATGTTGAACCACTCTGTTCAACACTTAATGCATCGTGTTCCATTACTTGACCATTGTTAAAAAATATAAAATCATCTTCTGATGTAGTGGTAACTCCAGCTGGTGATGATGCTGAAAATTCAGAATTAAAACTGGCTGTATTATTAGAAATAGTTGAAGCGGTTTTATTATAATTTTTCCTCAAATATAAATCTGTTGTTGTAGCCGTATCTGATCCACCTAATTCATTTGTTACATATGTCAATGAAGAACTTTCAGTTGCTAAGGCAGTAGAACTACCATCTGCTAAAGTTATATCATTAGAAAATTCAGTTATATTAGTTCCAAGTAACGAAACTGAACCACTCTGGTAAACACTACCACTAAAATAATGTGTATCGTTTCTACCATCACCAAATTGTGTTGAACCAGATTTAAAAATAGTTCCAGAAGATGTCAATTCTGATACGATTTCTTCTGCTGTTACTTTTACACCAACAGATGCATCTCCCGATATAGTTAAATTACCAGTTATTGTAAAATCACCACCAGCTGAGAAATTCGTAGTCCATCTATCTGAAAATAAAGTATACCCATCTAAATCATAACTACTTGCAGTAACTACATTAAATTGTGGTTTTCCAGTTGTACTTATATCATTACCTACTGATATGTCTTGAACCAAAGGTTGTGAAGAATCAAAATTTGTACCCTCGTTGGACAATGTAACACCTGTTCCACCAGTTAAAGTTAGAGGAAATTTTAGAGTTTGTGGCATATCATAATCCTATGAATTAAATTTACCCCAAGCCAATATCTCATCATCACTTTCTAAATCGTATCCAATTCCATCCGTATCTACTTGTAAATAAAAAGTAGCACCATTCTGTTGAATTGTTAATGCATCATGTTCCATATATTGACCATTGATAAAAAATAGAAAATCGTGTTCAGTAGTTCCTATTAGACCAGCTGGTGCAGAAGCAGTTACGGCAGTGAAACTGGCAGTTGAACTATTAACTAAGGTTGTAGATAATTTTACATATTGTTTTCTTAAATAACTAGCTCTATCACCAGTCCCTTGACTATCAACATATGATTTTACTGCATTTTCTGTTACTAACGCAGTAGAACTTCCATCTGTTAAACTTGTATCATTAGAGATTTCAGTTATATTAGTTCCATTTAAATTCCACGAACCACTAATATACATACTTCCTGTAAAATAATGAGTATCATCTATACTATTACCAAATCGAGTCGAACCACTTGTGGACATGATAGAAGCAGATACAAATTCGGTATGAAATTCTTGTGCAGTTAATGTTCCACCTATTGTGGTATTACCATCTACTGTTAAATTACCACTCGTACTTACTGAACCCGTAACTGACCAATTACCACTTGAACCAGCACTTGTTATTGCAACTGAATCTAATAATATTGCAGAAGAAGTTACTGCCCCAAATTGAACATTTGAAGTAGTCTCTACCTCTTGTGGAATAGAAATGGTATGAGATACATTCTCTGAACCATCAAATGCAATATCCTCATCAGTTACCGTAACTCCAGTTCCTCCCGTGATAGATAAAGAATTGGCCAAAGTAATAGATGCTATCGTTGATGAACCAACTGACACCGCATCTGATATATCTGTAATTCCAGTAATTTGTTCCATTGCACTTGGAACTTCTACTGCTGTTTCAGTTCCAATTATAACATTACTCGGTGTTAAATGTGTTGTACTTGTATGTGGTCCCGATAACTCGTTAAATGCCTCTGGTATTAAATAACCATTCAAAGTAACACTAAATTCTGTTCTTATTAATCTTTCATTATCAGTAACTTCTGTTGCATCAGTATAACTCTCAATATTGGTTCTAAATCTCATTCTATTTGGTTCACCCCAATAAGATCCTGCTGACCAGTTAATTCTTTCTACAAGTTTATTCATTTGTTCAATATAATGAGTCCAAATAATAAAATCATATGTTAAAATCATATAATCTGGCATTGCTACATTATAATATTCTCTTTGTGGTAAAATACCTTGTTGTATTGAAAAATTATCGTATCTGTTGGCATTTGTGTATTTTCTCTCAAATGCATAATGAAGTTTTGGTTCTTCGGGATCCATCTTATCAACCGCTATAGTAGAATCCTTTTCCATTCCAGTTCGTCTGAATGCAATAGCAGGTAATATAACTTGTCTTTTAGCATCTCTCATGAACCCAAGTTTCTGAACTGCTGCCCATCTTTCGGGAGAAGAATACATTATAGGAACTTTTACTGTTTCACCATTTTCAACAACTTGTGGTTTAATAACATTTTCAAAATAGAACATAATTGCACTATCCATATCCATCAAACTTACTGATACATCTTGTATATCATCAGTTCGTTTATATTGAGATGCCCTATTTACCGTTTTTCTTAAATGCCGTGGGATTGGTTTTTTTCTAGCCATTAAATACTCCGTATTCGTTCAATGTTTAGATTAGAAAATCTAACTCTAAATGTTCCACAAGTTACACTCCAATTATTATCTTGTTGTCCACCAATGAGTTGATTTTCATTTACAGATTGAATTTCAAAATATGCCCAATTCCATTCAATAACATCACCGAGTTCAGGAACTAAGGACAAATCTTGTAAAGTCTGTCTTAAAATATGAAAATCAGCATTTTGTTGATTGTCTGGTCCAAATTCATCATTATTCCAATCAAAATCAGCCGAATCTATTAAACAAGCAAATTTTACTCCATCTTTCCATCTTTTGCCACCAGCGGCTTCACCATACATATTTGTTTGTGTATCTTGAACTGATACTTTATAAAGAACT